CTACTGCTGCGCGGGCTCATTCGCTTCGCTTGCCGTCGCCGTACCAATTTCGTACCGATTCGGTGTTTTTAGCTTGTCCAGTTCGGCCCAGTCCGCGCTTGAGCTGATCCACTTGGCGTAATGCTTCAGCAATGTCTGGATGCTGTTGCCAAGTTGCTGCGCGATGAAGGCCGGCGCCATCCCTGCAGACAGGCAGACCGTCGCGTAGGTGTGCCGGGTATCGTACTGCCGACGAGGACGAATGCCCAGCCGCTTCATGCTCTGCTTGAGGTGGTAGGCCGTGCTGACCACATTGGTGATATGGCCTCCCTTGCCACTGGTAGGCGCGAAGACGAACTCTCCACCCTGGGTCAGCTGCTGCATTTCCTCGACCGCCTCGACCGCCTGATCGACCAGCAGCACCTTGCGCACGCGCTTGGTCTTGGTGTTCTCGCGGACCTCGCCTTTCTCCAGGGTAGCCCGGACCCGGATCGAGCGCCCTGGCAGATCCACATCAGCCCAGCGGAGCGACAGCTGCTCGCCGGTACGCAGGCCGGTGTAGAACGCCAGCTTGAAGAACGAGGCATAGGTCAGTCGCGAGCCGGTCTGGTGCGCGTACAGGTCGGCTAGGATCGCGTCACGCTCTGCCGGTGTGAATGGGTCAATGTCCCGCTCCGGTGCGCGGGCACGCTCCACCGACCGCATCGGGTTCTCGGTGATGATCCCGTCCATCACCGCCGCGGCGAAGATTGCCCGGGCAGCCTGCGCTGCTGCGTTGCGGTCTGTGATCGAGCACCAGTCCAGCTTGGTCATCAGCAGGCGCACATCGGACGGTAGAATCTCATCCAGCCGACGAGGGGCCCAATGCGGCATCCAGTAACGGTTGAGCACGCGCAGATAGTTGCGCCGGGTGTGGTATCCGATCTGCTTGCTGTCCAGCCAGGTCTGAGCGAAGTTGCCGAAGGTCGGGGTGATCCGGGCGAGGGTGTAGCGGGAGTTCGGGAAGAGCTCGGCATACTTGTCATCCGTGAGCATGCCGAGCTTGATCAGCTGCGTTACCTGAGCTCGTAGACCTGCGGCTGCTGCAAATCCCTTGGGCGTCTGAGGATAGGGGAGCGTTTCGCAGCGTCGCTCTTTCTTCCATGTGAAGCGGATGCGGACGGAGCTGCCGGCGATCTCGACGCCCTGGGGGAGCCCCACTGACTTTCTGCCCATTCGTTATACCTCTCCAGGCTGTACATGATGCAGCCGTCAATCTTCTCCCATACGCCAGGCGGCAACACTCCGCGCTGACGCTTCCGCTCCAAGGCCTTCGGCGTCGTGCCGATCAGTTCGGCCAACTTCCTCTCGTACACCTTGTCGACCTGCTGGCCTTCAATCGGCTCTGGTTTCTCTCGTGCGCCCATCCCTCACCCCCTCACCGTTACGCCGGCTGCTTCTGCTTGGCCTGCAACCTTGTCAATGCCTTGCCAGTAAGCGCTCTGGACTCGCGTGAATGTGTCGGCGTCTGGCTTTGCTGGCAGCTCAATCACCAGCTCCCTCCGCGACGCCAGCCAGCACTCTTCCATCTCGTCGCGATGGGTAATCCAGACCCCGCTGCCTGCCTGAATCATTCGCTCGGCCATTGGGAATCTATCCCGGTACCACGCCTCGAACTCTGCTATCGCCTTGTCTGTGTGCTGCATGTCTATCTCCTGCTGCGTGTGGGGTTAGGCGGCAACGCGCCGAATGATTGGAAGAAGCTGGCCGAGGTCGGAACGCTCCAGGGCGGCGACATTTGCCAGCCCGTAGGCAACAAGGCAGATCGGCGCGCCAGAGTTGAACGCGGCCCGGCTGCCATCTACGCGATGAAAGTGCGGGCGACCCTGCAGGAACAGGACGGCATCAGCTGCGCCCCATACCGACTCGAAGAACATGGCCGTTTCAGTGCGCGCCGGGATCAGCGCAATGCCGTTGCCGTGAGCGGCTAGCTTGCGCATCCACTTGGTTGCCTCGCGGCCAAACGGCGGATTCATCCAGACTCGGCCTTGCCACTCTTGCGACAGGCCGTCGTCTTCCTTGCAGTAGTGCTTCGCAGCGGTCGGCCATGGGCGGCGGGACTTGTGCGGCGAGCATGGGTCGAGGTCGAACGGCCCGAGCGCGGCCAGGATCTCAGGCGGCGTCAGCCATTCATCGGTGCCCATGACGGGCGACTGGTGTCCGGACATGGACATAGGTCTACCTCCCCGCCGACTCTCGCCGGCAGGCTGTGTGTTTGGGTGGGGTTATGTGGTGCGGGTGATGCCCTGACTCAGCATCAGGGCGTCAGTACTTCACGCTCGGTCCACGGCAGGTATTCCAGCTCCCATGTCGGGTGAAACGGCATCGTGTGCTTATATCCATCCAGCTGAATATTCAGCCGGCAATCACGGGCGCTGCGGATAGTCCCCAGCTCGCGCTTGCCGCTTCCGGTGTAGACCACGCGCATTCCGCGCCTGGCTGGCACGCCGTACCACTTGCGGGTTCGCTCCATGTTTCCAGCCATCACGCCTCCTTCGCAGCCATGGCGGCGCCGATGCAAGAATCATAGATTTCGCCGGTAGCTTTCTCGCCGGTCTTCGTATCGGAATAGCTGCGTCCGCCAACGCTCCGTAGCCACTGATACCGCTCCGCATCCTTCCGCAGCCCATCGACCTCGGCGCGGAGCTGGTCGATAGTTTTGGCGTGTTCGTCGCGGTCGCGCATCGCTTGCATGCACTTCTCGAAACTACCGGCCGGATCGCCTTTTTCCTGCAGCAGCCTATCCCGCTCGGCGGTCACGGCTGACAGGGCGGCGCGGTGCTGGGCTTCTGCCGTCCGCAGTGCGGCAATAACCCTCCTGTAGTTTTCCGCCGTATGTTCCCGGCCATCTTCCGCTGCTACCTTGGCCCAGCCATTCAACTGCAGGATCGCCAGGCGGAGCGGAGTGAGCGCTTCGCCCCGCTCACCTTCCGCCTCTGCGTGCTGGGCGAGAATTGCGTCAATCTCGCCGACTAGCCTGTCCGTCATGCCGCTGTCAGCATCGGGAAAACTCATGCGCCAGTCTGAAAGCTCTGCGCTACTGTCGCGTAGCAGCTCCCGACCAACCAGTACCTTACTCATGGCTTTCTCCTTGTGCGGATAGGGCGGCGCGGATAACCAGCTCCAGTTCGTCGGATTCGAGGTGGTAGCTGCCATCCTCTAGCCCGCCAAGCTCGAATGCTTTCTGCATCGCCGCTTCCTTGCTGTCATCGTTCAGCCCACTCCGCTCCGGCTGCGGGGCGGTCTGCTCTAGCGCCCATTTGATACCGTGACGAAACACGTCCGACAGCTGGCTAGGCGATCCTATATCCAAGCCATGGGCGCGCAGGCCGTCTTCCTCAAGCTGGGTGAGGGGGATTTTGTGCATACTCATTGATCGTCACCCTGGGTGGTCTGCGCGATGGGGGCGATGCGCTCTGCATCCCGTATCACCCGTGCAGCGCTTCGTTCGGCCTCTGCCATTGACTCACCGTTAGCACGGAACAGGATCGCCAGGTGAACCGACAGGTGCTCCTTCCACCACGCAAGCTGCTCACCTGTCACCGGCTGCTGCTCGGTCTGCGCGGGGCGGGTGAGCTGGTCGATACCCCACCGAATCTTTTGCTCGAAGACAGCCGGATCTACTGTAAGAGCGTTGTAGCCGCCAGCACCAAGGGAGCACGCAAGCGAGCGCAAAACATCCTCGAACGGCTCACAGGCACGACGCGCCACCTCGTCTAGCTCTTCCGGTTCCAGCATGTATCTGCCGCCTTCCGTGCCACCGACCTCGAACGCATATTGATGGATGGCCTCAAGCTCATCGCCTCGCTCATCTTGCGCCGGGGCTGGCTCGGCCTTAGCGCCAAGCAATTCCTCGGCAATGGCAAGCGCTACTGGCTCGAATCCGTGAAAGTCGTGCTTTGCCATCATCTGGCCGGCTCGCCGTGCGAACTCATTCAGGTCGAAGGGTGCAATTAGTGTCGATGGCTCGGCCTGCTTGGATAGGGCGGCGTCGATGCTGTGCAGGAACGCAGCGGTGCCGCTGATCTTGTAGGAACTATTCGCCAGCAGCACTCGAACTTCGCCGAGCAACCCGCGCAGCTTCTCGTTCTCCGCTTCCAGCTCTGAAACACGGCTCAGCGCATGCTCTGCAATGGCTGGGTGGATAGTCTTCATTGGTCCTTCTCCTTGGGTGGCCGGCATCGGTAGCAAGTGCATGTGCCGATGAGTTGGCCGGAGGTGCGGCAATAGGTGGTTGGGTTATGCGGCTTTGCGCTTCCAGTGGTCGCGCCCGCCCTTAGGCTGCTTAGGCTTGATCAGGCCGACCGGCTGAGTCAGGGCGCGATCTACGCTCCACCCCATCTTGTCGAGCCGGTGAATGATCGTGGTGTGGTTGATTCCGGTGCGTCGCTCCCATTCCCGCAGGTGGAGCGTCAGGCCGGAAAAGGACAGCATTCGCATCTTTGGCTGAATCACCAGGGCGGGCTTCGGCAGCCTGTCCGGGCGCTGAACGCCTCGCTCGAACTCAATCCCTACGCGCTCGCAGTGGCGGCGAAGCGTGTGGTGGCTGATGCCGATGATCTGCGCGGTTGAGTTGACGCTGTGGCCGGCGTCCTTGAATCCTTCGATTATGTCGCTAAGCGGCTGCCCGAACTCTGCGGCTACTCGGGCTCTCCAGTTCTGGCTCATGCTGCCTCCCGCTTTGCTCTCGCCCTGGCTACCGACTTCGCGTACAGGCACCGCCGGCAGTAACACTGCCAGACGGCGGTTTTCTTCAGAAACTGAAAATTGGCATCGTCCAGCGGCTTCCATTGCTCGCATGAAGGGCATCGCTTTTCGCAGATGCCGTTTACCTCTCGCCTGACGAGCCGGCCCTTCATATGGCGCGTAACTCCGGCGCGCAGAGCATCGCCCTGCGATATTGCAGATTGGTCGATCATGGGGATGTACCGGGAGGAGGGCGCGCTGGGCGCCCGGGGTGGATCAGATCAGCAGCGAGCGGGCGCCGCGGTATGCGCTAGAACGGAATGTCGTCGTCGAAGCTGTCGTATTCCGGCGCCGGCTGCTGAGATGGCTGACTTTGTGGGCGGGGCTGGCTCTGTTGCTGCGGCTTAGGCTGGCGCTGTGCATCCTTCTCCGGCCAGTCGATGATCTCGGTGCCCTGGCCAACCATGATCTCGGTGGCGTACCGCTTGATGCCGTCCTTCTCGTACTCGCGGGTCTTCATCTTCCCGCAGACCAGAATGCGCTTCCCCTTGTGCAGCCACTCACCAAGGAACTCGGCGGTCTTGCCGAAAGCCACGCAGCGGACCCACTCGGTTTGCTCGACCTTCTGGTTCGTCTGCTTGTCCTTGTAGCTGTCGTCGACCGCGATATTGAAGTTGGCGACGGCGTTACCGTTGGGCATGAAGCGGACTTCGATATCGTTTCCAAGCCGGCCGATGCCGCGCCATTCGTTCAGGTTACTCATGCCGCCTTGCTCCTCAGTTTGGTTTCGTACTGGTCGACCAGCAGCTTGAACTGCCAGAGGTCTGCTTCTAGCTGTTCGATGTAGTCATCGTCGCGCTTGAACTCTTGCCACCAGAGCTGGCGTCCTACCGGCTCAAGAGCGGGGCAGTACATGCCGACGTGCCACCACTTTCGGCCGGTGATCCACATGCAGCCTTGAACCTGATCCATGATCCCGCTGGCGTCATTGTCGATATGGAAGCTGCGGAGCTTTTCGGGGGCGAGGAAGCACTTGTATTCCGATCCGCCGTCCTCGCCGATGAAGCCGTCGGCGCTGGCACCGAAAGCCCCGTCGTCAGTTGTAACGAAGCCTGCGCGCTGAACGACTAGGCCTGTCTGAATCTCGTGCTCCATGCGGGCCATTGGCTCGAGCTCGTGGCCGCGCTTCATGTGCCAAGTCTCGAACCCGTTATCCAGCGGGGTTTGACTGATGCGCTCAACCGCAAGGCCGAACGCATAGTTCAAGGCTGCCTCTGATGGCTCGCCAACTGATTCGCCGGCCAGCGCCCTCTGTACGGCCTCAGCCTTCGGAGCCGCTTTGTAGCCGGCATCCTGCCGAGCTTCGGGCTCGCTGCGTCCTGCAAGTAGTGCGGCGACGTAGGTTCGCTGCTGCTCAGTCAGGCCGTTCACCTTGGAGCGGGCGACCGTAAACATGCTCGCCGTAATGCATCCTGCGCGGGCTTGGTGCCAGTCAACGCTCCCTTGTTCGCATTCGATGAGGATCATGCGAGCTCTCCTTCAAGTGCCTCTGGCGATTGCTGGCTGGCTTTCAGCGCCTCGCCCCGCTTCGTTACGGCGGCCTTGATCGCGTCGTAGGCCGCCATATCATTGGCCTGCTTCGTCTCGGCTACCGCGCTCTGCCATGTTCCGGCCAGCGCCTCGGTGCTCTCGGCAAGCGTTACGCGCTCAATCCATTTAGCAGCAAGCCCCGGATCATTGACCGGCTTGTCGCTGAACTGGATTCCTTCGTTGCCGTCGGTGTTCAGGTAGTGGATGGCCTGCTCTAGCCGCTCAGTCTTCGGCCAGAACTTATAGGCGCGCTTTACGCACGTCTTTTTCGCCATCTCGCCGGGGTCGGTCACCCAGGGGCACGATTTCTGTTTCGAGATCCAAGCTTTCCATGCGCTGGATCGGTCGCGGATGGCGTTGACCTCATCCATGCTCATCGTCTCGGTGAGGTAGTCGCCGTCGGCCGTCTTGACCACGACGTAAACCCCAACGACCTCGCCGCGATCCTTGGCGAACGGGTTGTATGCATGGGTTGGCGGCTTGTCGAATCCGTTCAGCGCGAAGTTATCGCCGGAGTAGACGAGTTCCGACTGAGCCCAGCGGATAGCGCCGGTCGCCATCGCGAGATCCATCAGCCCGATATAGCTGATGTCGAGGCAGATTTTCCCGTCTCGCGGCACCAGATAGGCCTGCTTCTTCGCGGGGTTCAGGCTGATGCCGATTGCCGCAATGTTGATGACTGCGTTCACGACTGACTGCCGGTTGCCCAGCGCCAGCTTGGTGCTGTAGTCGCTGGCCGTTATCACCTGAATGGCAAAGCCGGCCTCGCGCTCAAAGTTAAGGGAACGGTCTGTAAGCACTTGGGCGAAGGAATCGCGGGTGCTGTAGATATCCTGCGTGATTGTTGCAACAGCGTTGCTCACAGGGGCTCCTCGGCCGCGTCTCGCGCAGCCTGTAAGTAGGTGGGGTTATCCGAAAATGAAATACAACGCCGCCTCAAACGCGACGCCGAACAGCAGCACGCCAGCCAGCACGCCGAACCCGGTAAGGGTCCACCACGCCGCTGCGAATGAGTGGCCTGTGGGGGTGTCGTCGTGTTCGTAGGGGTCGAGGGGGAGGGTGCGGTTCATGGGGTCACCTTGCGGAAGTTGGCGTCGTAGAGTCGACGAGCGCAGTCAAGGTCGTCGTCAGCGCCAGACATGATTTCCGCCATCTGCTTGATCGCCTTCCCCCGCTCTTCCGCCGCGATCTGCTCGGGCGTGCGGATTGGCTTGAAGGTGTAGTTCTCGGATGCAGAGCACTGTTCGTGCTTCAGTTTCACGTTCCAGAGAACCATGCATCCACCTGAGTATCGGACCTGAACGACTCCTTGAGCGCAGCCGTTATGCCATGCCTCACACACCGTCCCAACCGGCGGCAGACCTTCGCCCATCCATGGCGCTGGCCTGTGTTGCTGAAACGAAATTTGGCCCTTGGTGGCGTTGTGCATATGAGGGCCTACGCCCCCGCCAAATGGATATGGGCCATAGCCGCCACGGCTTTGCAGTGGCCGGTACTGCTCATCGTTGAACCACACTTCTTCAATGCCAAAGCTGCTACTCATTAGCCCGTAGCCGGTGGCCCACTCGGGCGCCTTGCTCCAGTCGATCTCTTTCATCTGATTTCTCATAGCGGCGCCCCGTTGGTTATTCGATCTGCAAGGCCGTGAGCGAGAGCCCAGCCGGTGAGTAGTGCAAGGGTCACTGAGAAGCCCCGCCACCATGCGTAGCGCAGGGATCGTTGTCTTTGGCTAGCCATCACATCGCCCTCCCGATCTCGGCGGCGGCGCGGACAATCGCAAGGCGCATAGCTTCGAGTTCAGAGAGCGATCCGTCTGCGCCATAGTCCTGTTCGATATGGCCCTCGCAGCCTTTTTGATCGTCGAACCAAACTTCACCGCCACCGCCGTGACTGCCAATGATTAGCTTCAGCTTCACCGCTAGCCGCAGCGCGTCGCCGTCGTCGGTGAGCGGGTTCCAAGGATCGAAGCCGCACGGGTTTCCTGGCTCGACTTCAATTCCGAAAGTTGGCCCATATGCCAGGGTGTCGTCATACCACCGGACGACATACCCAGCAGCCTTCGCCGCCATCTCAAGCAGTTCGCGGTCATCCATCACACACCCCCCAATAGCGCCACGTAGGCGAGAGTTCCGATAAGCGATCCGGCTACGGTGATGCCTATGGCACCGGCCAGCTCCTTGAGTACGTAGGCGTTCATGGCTGCTCTCCTTGCTTCGCTCTTGCTGCTCCGACTTCCCGACTTACCAGCTTCGGGAATCGCTTCTGGCGTATAGCGTCGGCCTGCGAAGAGGTGATCAGGTCGGCCATGAGCATGTCTGTGACCGCATGATTCAGCCTGTCAAGACGCTCTGCCGACTTATCGGGCAGTTCAGGAAATTGCTCTTTGAAGGGCCGCGCCGCCCAACCTTGCTCGAATGTGCTGCTCATGGCTGCTCTCCTTGCAGGGAGGCGCGGTAAGCTTCGAGCGTGGCATATGCTTTTGCTGCTGGGTGTTCTTGGTCTAGTCGCGCCACATGCCTGACGACAGCGGCTTTTGCCTCTTTGGCATCTGCGAAGCACTGGTTCCAATAGGTGCCGTCATTACCGCCGTATGCGGAATACGTTCCGTGAGCAGGCCAGATAGCAAATGATCCGGCGCGAGTGTGCAGCTCCCAGCGAAAGCTCTCCCAGCCGTCCCAGTCGTAGCCATGGCCAAACATCATGGTGTCGTCCAGCCGTACTTCGCGGCTGTCTTCCCATAGCGCATCCATGCACGACTCCAGCGCCTCAGCCATCCGATCCCGCTCAGCGAGAAGGGCGCGATTCCGAGCGACCTGATCGTCCAGAAGGGCCTGCAGCTGCATGCGCTGGTCGGCTTCCTTTGCCAGTCGCGCCTTGAGCTTGTCGATGTAGCGATTCGTGCTCATGCCGCCTCCTCGCATGCCTTGCGCAGCGCAGCCAGGGTTTCTTCACAAGATCGGGTGCCGGCGAACTCGATCAGTTCGACTGGCTCACCCTCGCCGTCAGTCTGGCCAATGTCTGCGTAAACGATGGTTTCGCCAGCAAGCTGTTCCATGCTGATCTGGATGTTGTTCTGGACGAAGTAGGCCTCGTCCTCTGGGTGCACCTTGGTCACTTCAATGACCTCGGCGCGACCGTGCGGCGCGATGTATACGGTGGCTTTCATGCCGCAGTCCTCACGGTGAATTTCGTCTTGAGCGTCCATGCCTTCGTGACTGCGTGATTCATCCGCAGGTAAAGGCTCGTTTCGATCTGGCCGGTGTCGCGCAAGGCTTTCAGGTAGCCGTACAGCACGTTGCAGTGGTAGTCGGCAGTGGCTGCGTACCGGGCGCTTCGCAGCAGCTTGAAGTGCTCGCGAATGGTGTCTTCGGTCTTCATGCCGCTCTCCTTGTCTCTTCGTCGTACTGCCGGCGCGCTGCGATCTCGATGCCTCGGGCGTTCTTGATTAGCCACTCGCCCAGCTCCTTCGCGTCATAGGGGCCATCCGGGATGACCTGCTCGACGCCGAAGAACAGCTGGCCGTCGTCAACCACCGGATCGAGACGAAGCTCGAAGCCGTTGTGTGTGAGCTTCATGGGGATTTCCTCAATATGGCACCCACTGCAAAGCCCCCGTCCTGTATCGCAGGACCAGTGGTTTACAAGGGGAGGCTTTGCGGTGAGTGCTGGGGTAGGAAGGCCGCTATCGGCGGCAAGTCGGCCATCTCAACAGGGCGTAGGTGAGGCCCCGCCAATGGCTGCCGGTGTTTTGAGCAATCAGGGCACTACCGGCTTAGCCCTGTCGCAGATATCCGGTAAACCGGGGCGCTGCGCTCGCCTGTTACTGCGGGTAATCAGGTATCGGTGCCCAGTGGGTCACGTCGTGAAGCCGTTCTTCGTAGAAGGTGTAAAACCCTATGTTGTTGCGCGAGACAGGCATATTTCGCAGCCCAAGGCATAGGCCTAGCCGGGGGAATCGCCCGTTCCACAGCAGGATTTGCTTATGACTCGTTGGAGGCATTTGATCCTTCACCGCGACCCATTCGCGCGACAATGGCGGGGCCGGGATCGCAATCGGGACTGGTCTTTTCTTCCAAGGCCACATCATCCATCTCCTTCCAATTCCTCCCCCACCACTCAGCAATGATCCATACGATCCAGATAGCGGTGAGGAGGAGTAAGCCGTGATAGGGGGTCATGCTGTGCCGCGGGCCTGGTCGGCTGCTTCCAACTCGTCCTGGTGGCGACTGAGTGCCTCGAAAAGATAATCAGGACATGGTTCCCAGTGGTGGCCGTCCCAATTCTCGATCGACCAATAGAGCGACCCATCCTCGTTCTTGATGGCGATACGCCCGTAGTAGTTGCCGACCTCGCCGATGTCACGAATGCGTATATCGCTCATCTCATCCTCCTATGTGCTGATGGGTGCCCGCTGCAGCCTGTAGCCAAGCTGCGGGGGTGGGGTTAGGCGTTCATCGTCACCGTGATGCAGCCGTTTCTGGCTCGCATCACGCCCCATCGGTTCAACATCACGGCAGGTCCGAACTTCTTGCCCGCCGCACGCTTCACCTGATCAGCTACCGATTGCAGGCTTTCGCCTTCCTCTGCAATGGCCAGCCACTGGAGCTTCTTGCCGCTGCTCAGGCTGGCGTCGATGTTGAACTGGGCCATTTGCTATCCCTCAATCTCAAAGTGGCGGCGGGCTACCTGCTCGCCGATTTCATCCAGCAGCTCAGCAGCGCCGAAGTGGTTCACGACCTGCTCGATGTCGAAGTTGGCGAGCACCGTGGCGCCGTCCGCGTCGTATGCCGAGACGCCCATCAGCGTGCGGCTGGATGGGTTTACGTCGATCTTGTAGGCGTCGAAATTCATAACTGAGACGTTCATTGCTCACTCCTTCCAGTGGATTCCTCCTGATGCGCCCCGCTTGAGGCGCACCGAGGAATCTTCTGTCTTTCTGGCCTCCGTTACTTGCCACGGTGGGCTGGGCTGATAATTCGGAAATCCCGAATTACCTCTCTCCGCTGCGATTCCTTGTCTGAGTCGTCTCTTTCCCGCTGCCGCAACTGGCGTCGCACCGGGTGACATTTCGCAACTTCGCGTGACTTCATGTGGAGCCACGGCCAGTTCCAGAGCTGGCATGGGGCGTGGAATTTTTGGATCGCGCTGTATGCCGAAGCAGACCCCGCCGCGATGTTCCCAGTCTGTTAAAGAGCTTTAGGCCGTAGCCAGGGCATCTCTGCCTTTGCGCCGGTGCTTTTTGAGGGCCTCGGCGTCTGTGGGAGCAAATATGGTCTATGCCGTATTCACTGTCAACGGTTTTAACCATATTTTTCTCCATATCGGTTTTTTGGGAGGAATTTTCGAGTTCGGGTGGCGACGAAAGGTGACGAGACAGAACGAAAATTTAGAGGTCGATCACATGCCAAGGGTGTTTCTGATGGCTTCAGTGAAAGCCACCTGGCAGGGCGAGCGGGTAGACGTTACGCCAACGACGGCCGAAGAGATGGCCGCGCTTAGCGTGCGCCTGCTGATTGAGGAGCTAGGGTCAGAGAGAGCGCGGAAGGTACTACGAAGGGAGCTTGCCAGGTACAGGCGCGACTACAAAGGGTCAGGGAGAGATGATAGAGGTGCGATAAGTATCTGAAATTCCGAGGGAATCGGTGTTGCTCCAGAAAAAGCCCGATTTTATCGGTAGTGCTTCCGATTTTATCGGTAGCGCTCGGGCTGATTCCTGATTCCCTCTTCATTGATTCCTGATCCCTGATTCCCTCAACAGGCCCTCTCGGGCCAGCGCGGGCTGGTCAGGGTCACCGTTTTCGGTAAGAGCCCACAAGCACGCCGATAATGTGCGTCTCTTCGGTGATGGGGATCATCGGGTGTTGGGGATTCAACGGCTTCAGGTAGAACTGGCCGGCGTCCTCGATGAAAATCTTGAACGTGGCCGAATTACTTGATGGCAGCTTTGCGACGACCGGATCGCCGGACTTGTGCGCAATGTCAGGGTCAACGTAAATGAAAGTCCCGTGCGGGTAGCTTTCGTAACCAGGGTACGGACTCGTCATTGAGTCACCCTCAACGCGCAGCGCAAAGCCGCGCGGGCCAATTGGATCAGGGCAGGGCATCCAAACCTCAGCATCGCCTACTTCGTAAAGGTCGATAGCCTCACTCCAAGTCCCGGCTGCTACCCAGCTTATGAGCGGCACCTTTGGGATTTCACCAAGCTGGACGACCGTGCCCTCATGAACCTGAAGCGAATCTATATTTCCCCCAGTATCGGTGGGGTTGGTAGATTCTTTAGGCAGCATGTCGCCTTGTCCAGTCTCCAGCCACAAGGGATCCACCCCACATGTGCGCGCGATGCTGGCGCAAAACGAGGAGGAGCTTGATTTCCCGCGCTCCAGGTCAGAGATGGTCGTTTGGTCCATCCCTACCTTCGTCGCAAGCTGGGTTTGTGTGAGGCCGGCGTATTTGCGCGCCGCCTTGAGTCGCTGTCCGAAGTTCATCCCTGAATTCTCACGGTATTGACCATGTGCTTGCAAAAGGTTATGACCGTATTCTAAGATATGGTCATTGCCGTAAAGGGACGCCAAATGAACGCCATCTACAGACAGCTCGTTGAGCACTTCGGAACGCAGGAGCTGACTGCCAAGGCTCTCGGCGTCCACCAAACCACTGTTTCGGATTGGGTCAGGGGCAAGTGTGGCATGGGGCCTATTCCTGCCATGACTGCTGAACAGGTCACCGACGGAACCTTCAAGGCCATTGACCTCTGTCCGGCCCTGAAGCGCGTCAAGACCGCTGCCTGATTCCTTTTTCACACACTTCATCCTCGCAGAAGGAAATTGCCATGTATGCAGACCCGCGACACAAAAACCGGAACGAGACAAAGGTCCGTCTCGACGACGAGTACGAGTCCTTTCTTGAAAACCTCGCAACCATTCACCGCACGCAGAAGGCGGTACTGGCGCGCGAGATCCTGAAGTCCTGGATCGACGAAAAGCGGGAAGAGCTTACGCGAAGCATCACTGCGGCCTGAAGGCCCATACGAGGGCCTCTATGTCTGCCAACGACGAACAAATGGGCCTGGAGCAACTGTTGAGCGATGAGGATTTGGAGCTTTTGACGCATATGGCGCATGAGCTGGGCATTACCCCGGCCGAGCTGGCGAAGAAAGGCATTCAAGACACCATCACCAAGCGCACCAGGCCAAGAAGCATGCCGGGGACGGTTCAACCGTTCAGGCGGAGAGAGAAGGACTGATGAGGGACTGAAAAGCCCGATTTCAGACAATAAAAAACCCGGTGGATCAGACCGGGTTCTTCAACAACGTGTTGCGAGGTAGCGAAATCATGCCACACCTAATACCCGATGTAAACGCCTTGACCATGAGTAGCCGCGAGATTGCGGAGATGGTCGGAAAGCGTCACGACAACGTGAAGCGCACTATCGAAACTCTCGCCGGACAGGGCGTTATCACTTTCCCTCAGATTGAGGAAAAGCCCTCTGCAGGCGGGCGCCCGGCAACTGAGTACATATTCAGCGGCGATCAGGGTAAGCGCGACAGCATCATTGTGGTCGCCCAGCTTTCGCCGGAGTTCACAGCTCGACTAGTTGACCGTTGGCAGGAGCTGGAGTCGGCGAGCCGCGTACAGCTTCCAGATTTCACCAACCCGGCAGAGTCGGCCAGAGCATGGGCAGAGCAGTATGAACTGCGCGCCATCGCACAGCAGGCCCTAGCCATTGCCGCGCCGAAGGTTGAGTTCGTCGACCGCTACGTCGAGAACACTGGAACTCTGACGTTTCGCCAGGTAGCCAAGCTCCTCAAGGCCAATGAGCGTCAGCTGCGTCAGCTGCTCATCGACGGCCATGTCATGTACCGCCTCAACGGCGTTATGACCCCGTATCAGAACCACATCGACGCCGGCCGTTTCGAGGTCAAGACCGGAACGTCCGAGCGCAATAACCACGCCTTCGCGCAAGCCCGCTTCACGCCAAAGGGCGTTCAGTGGATCGCTGGCCTGTGGGCGTCCCGTTCCATGCAGGAGGCTGCATAAAATGGCGAGGGCTCGAAATATCAAACCGGCACTGTTCAAGAACGAAGTTCTCGGCGTGGCTGACCCGATCGCCACACTCCTGTTCATTGGGCTCTGGACGCTGGCAGACCGGCGCGGAATCCTGGAAGACCGCCCGCTGCGCATCAAGGCCGAAGTGTTCCCCTATCGCGACGGCATCGATACCGACGCTCTGCTGTCCTGGCTGGACAAGCACGACTTCATCCAGCGCTACGAAGTCGACGGCAAGGCCTGCATCCAGATCAACAACTTCGAGAATCACCAGAACCCGCACAAGAACGAGGAGCCGTCCGAGCTTCCTGATGCTGAGGGGAATTATTCAGGGACTCAAAAGGCCGCGAAGGGCATGACTGCTGAGTGTGCCGAGGCTTTCGAAACCTTCTGGAAGCTGTACCCGCGCAAGACCGCCAAGGATAACGCGCGCAAGGCCTTCGCGAAGATCAATCCCGATGCCGAGCTGCTGGCTCAGATCCTCGAGTCTCTGGCCAAGCACTGCACCTGCCAGGGCTGGCTGAAGGATGACGGGCAGTTCATCCCGCACGCGGCCACCTGGCTCAACGGCAAGCGCTGGAACGACGAAGTGAAGCCGGCTGCCAATGTGCACCACTTCCCCGGCCAGTCTCGCCACACCGGATTCGACCAACGTGATTACACCGCCGGCCTGACCCAGCGGGAGGATGGCACCTATGGCATCTAACGCTATGGCTAACGTCACGCCAATCGGCGCTACCGGCGAAACGACTCAGAAGGCGTCCTGCGAGCATCACGGCGAGTATGAGCAGCGCGTCAGCAAAATCATGGGCCGCGAGTTCAAGAGCATCTGCCCTGTATGCCAGAAAGAGACCAAGGAAAAGGAACAGGCCAGGGAGCGCGAGCTGAAAGAGTGGGAAGACCGCAAGCGGCTTGAGTCGAAGCTTGGCGCGTCCATGATCCCGCCGCGCTTCGCCGAGAAGACCTTCGAGAGTTACAAGGCAGCCTCCCCGCAGCAGGAAAAGGCCCTCAATACGTGCATGGATTACGCCGCCAATTTTGAGGCTCATGCAAAGGCTGGACGGTGCCTGCTGATGTTCGGCAAGCCCGGCACTGGCAAAACGCACCTTGCGGCATCCATCGCCAACGACGTGAACGGATTCACCCGAAAGACGGCCGTGTACCGCACCGTCGGCGGCATCCTGCAATCGCTGAAGGCCACCTACTCGAACGGCTCAACTCACACCGAGAAGCAGATCATGGATGGCCTGACCACGCCCGATCTGTTGATCATCGACGAGATCGGCGCCACCAAGCCGACAGACTTCGAGCTGGCGACCCTGTTTGCCATAGTCAACGCCCGCTATGAGCAGATCCTGCCGACCGCCATCGTCTCGAATCTGATGCCCGCCGAACTTGCCGGCGCCATGGGTGAGCGCTGCGTCGACCGTCTGCGCGAGGGTGGGGCAATCGTTCTGGTGTTCGATTGGGAATCAGCGCGCTCAAAGGTGAAGGCATGAACCGCTCCCGCTCAATGACCCTTCCCCAGCGAGTAATCGTCGACCAGCTCAAGGCCGATGGCTTCGCAGTGGATCAGGAAGAAAACACCGTCGTCCGCATGAAGCGCGGCAACGACTACCGACTTGTGCAGATGGATGGCGCGGTGAAGCGCGCTTTGGGGGCGAAGCGATGAGCAAGTACGACGGATTGAAGCGGTATCTGGAAGTGATGACTGGTCCGGCCCTGGTTGACTCCGCAGAAGTCCTCGAGCTGATCGCGGAGAACGAGCGGCTGCGGGAACAGTGCGAACTGAACGACTTGGTGCACGGCACGAAAGGTCGTGAGCGTCTGGCCATGCTCCTGAAGGCTGACGCAGATCGTGCCAGCTACTGGAAGCAGCGTGCCAAAAGCGCAGAGGGCCACCTTTACGCGGGCGACATGCATCAGGCAGCGCGAGAGCTGCATAAGCGTACGAGCCATTCAGGCACTCCGTGGGATGAACTGACTGTTGCCCAGCGTGCGCAGATTGAAGGTGCCGTTCTGGCTGTTGTCGCGGCTGTAAACGCACAGCGTGATGCGCGGCATCCAGTCGATTGCAACATGGAGTCCTCGAAATGACCGACTACATGGAAATCACCGAAGCCTTCCACCAGGCCCGCACCGCTGCCGATGTAACAGACCGCGCCACAGGGCTAGAGGAGGCAGACCGCATCGGTGGCGTGGCGCTGGTACAGGCCAGGCTGCAGGGCGATGGCCGTCCGGACTGCCTGGATTGTGGCGAGGACATCCTCCCGGCTCGCCGCCAGGCCGTGAAGAACGCCGTGCGCTGCAAGGAGTGCCAGGACGACCACGACAAGCGGGAGGCGCGGCGTCATGGATGAGCAGATCGAACGCCCGCTGACCTTCATCCGCGACCGCGCACAGGACCACGCCGAGGCCAAGGCCAACCGCGTGTACCTGGAGCAGTTCCGCAAGAGCAAGAAAGCGATCCTGATGCAGGAAGCCGAGCGCGAAGGAATCAAGACCATCGCCGAGCGTGAGGCATTCGCCTACGCGCACCCGGATTACCTGGGGCTGTTGGACGGCCTCAAGGTGGCCGTAGAGCGCGAGGAGTACCTGAAGACACAGATCGGTGTGGCTCAGCTGCGAATCGAGCTGTATCGCACGGAGCAGGCCAACCAGCGAGCAGAACGGAAGGGGTACGGCGCATGACCAAGGCCGAGAAGCAGCACCTCAACCGCGTAGCCGCCCTGGGCTGTGTTGCCTGCTACCTGCAGGGCACGCCCGGCACGCCAGCCGAGATCCATCACCCGCGCGCCGGTCGCGGCAAGGGCCAGCGCGCAAGTCACATGGACGGCATACCGCTCTGCCCAGCGCATCACCGTGGCACCCATCACCCGGCGGTGCCAAGCATTCACCTCTCGAAGCTGGCCTTCATTGAGCGATTCGGCACCGAGGAAAAGTTGTTGCAGTTGGTGCACCAGCTGATCGGCGGGAGCGCTGCCGCATGAAGACCTGCCCCATCGACGCCACCCACAAGACCACCGGCTACAGCCCTGAGCAGACCCTGTACTGCCACGACTGCCGCAAGGAACACCCATGGCCGCTAAAGCCCGGCCAGATACCACTGATCGCAAACAACAGAGCCACAAGGAAGCCGCAATGAAAGCCCATCAGATCCTCGAAGCCGGCCTAGGCCACATGAAGGACCGCTCTGCCACCTACGACAAGCCAGCAGGCGAGCGGAGCATGGGCGCCACGGTTGATGCATTCCGTGCAATCACTGGCCACGACCTAACCGAAGAACAGGGCTGGCTCTTCATGGGCCTGCTCAAGATGGTTCGCAGCCAGCAAGGCGGGTTCCGCGCTGACAACTACGAAGACCTGGCCGCATACGCCGGCCTACAGGGTGAGGCCGCATGGGCAGAGCGCGCCAACCCTGACTTCGGCCAGCAGAACACCATCGACTGCCGCACCCCGGAAGAGAAGGCGGAGATCGCATGAAGATCTCTCGAGTCGACGTACAGGCGAGGCTAGGCGATGACGCGCTCTGCGGCGAATGCTGGATTGAACTTGGCGGAATTGACTGCCGATGCTCGGGCGCTGATCGAAGCGGACAAAACGGCCTGCCTGATCCGCTGGAAGGTGCGCGACCTCAAGGGGCCGGAGAAGCAGAGGCAGGGGCAAGCGCTGCTGGCAGCTGTTCCCGAGACTGCGCGTCCTGCCGTTGTGCAAGCGCTGAAGGCGAGGGGGAGTAGATGAGCAAGCCAGAAGACGCGCTAGCCCTTCACCTTCGCGCGGAAGGCATCGAAGCCATCCGAGAGTACCGCTTCGCTGCCGAAGCTTGTGGAGGGCCTGGTAAGGGCCTGCGTGATCGTCTGGCCAAGGCTGGCCTACAGGACTGGCGCGCTGACTTCGCGCTGCTCGAGCACGGATTGCTGATCGAATGCGAGGGCGGCGGTTGGGCTGGGGGTAGACACACCCGCGGCGCCGGCTTCGCTGCCGACCTCAAGAAATACGACGCCGCTGCCCGCCTGGGGTGGCGCGTCTACCGCTGCGACCCCGCCATGATCAAGAGCGGGCGCGCTATCGAGACAATCCGAATTCTGATGCAGCAGGGGAGAGCGGCCTAATGGCGGCACGCAAGCACGACGACGAGACAATCAAGGCCGCGCTGACTGGCCGCACGGTAGCGGAGGCTGCGCAGATCCTCGGGCTGCACGAGCGCAACGTCTACACCCACAAGGCGCGCCTGGCTCGCCAAGGGTGGAGCCCGGAGCACGATATGACCAAGAGCGTGCCAGATGGCTTCCGCCTGAAAGGCACGTCCACCCTGTATGACGAAGACGGCAAGGCGAAACTCCAATGGGTCAAGTCAAGCATCGATCACGAGCGCCAGGCCGAACTTATCCGCGAAGCCTGCCAGGCCATGTCGGAGGATCTTCCGCAGGTTGTCCCGCGCAAGGCTGGTGACAGCTACCTCTCGCACCTGCTGGCCGCCTACCCGATCGGCGACGCCCACATTGGAATGCGCGCATGGGGAGAGGAAACACAGGGTAGCGATTGGGACTTGGCTATTGCCGAGCGCGTCCAGTGTGGCGCTATGGCTGCTCTGGTCGATCAAGCCCCGGCCTGCGAGCAAGCGCTGATCATCAACTGCGGCGACTGGTTCCATGCCGACAACATGGAAGGCACCACGAGCCGGTCCGGCCACATCCTGGACGTCGACGGGCGTTACGCGAAAATGATCCGCGTCGGCGTGAAGGTGATGAGGCAGTGCATCGAGTCCGCGCTGATGAAGCACGCCCGGGTGCGCGTCTGCAACGTCATCGGCAACCACGACGACACCGGGGCGATCTGGCTTAGCATCGCCTTGAGCCACATCTACGCCAATGAGCCGCGCGTGACGATCGATACCTCGCCGGCGCCATTCATGTACCACGAGCACGGCAAGGTGCTGATCGGGATGCACCACGGCCATTCCTGCAAGCCTGACCGCCTCCCGGGCGTAATGGCCACCGACCAGGCGCAGGCATGGGGTCGCACCGAGTTCCGCTACTGGTACATCGGCCACGTCCACCACCAGAGCGTCAAGGAGTACAGCGGCGTTACCGTCGAGTCCTTCAATACCCTGACCGCCAAGGATGCCTACTCCGCATGGGGCGGCTACCGGGCTCAGCAGAACATGAAGTGCATCATCCATCACGCGGAGTTCGGCGAGGTCGGCCGGCACACGGTGAATCCGAACATGCTCAAGGGGGAAGCAGCATGAAGATGAACAGCGCGCGTCAACTCTGGCATGACGCCTACTACCAGCGCCGGGAATCGACTACCTCCTACGCCCTCGAGGTGGGAATGCTGCAGGCCAGCATTCAGAAGACCGAGAAGGACCGTCGCACTGACGTTGCGCTCGATCAGGCGCTGTGCGGCATGGTGCAGTCGGTCATCGGTACGCTGCCGGCCAGCCTGCAGTGTTTCGGCCACTGGATGTACTCGCCACTGGCCGACGACGACCACCGGGAGATTGCCGAGGAGCTGGTATTTGCTATGGCTGCCGCCAAGCTGCCGCGCATGACCGAAGCCAAGCGCGAGAAGGCGCAGTACGTCGCCAAGGGCGTGCTGTACCGGTATCGCCGCCAGCATCAGGGCGGACAGAGCTCGACGCCTGACCCGCTGCCGACCCCTGAGACCTTCCGCGCCTGGCTCTTCGACGAGTACGGTGTGCGCCTATGCAGCGAGAACTGGACACGTGAGTGGGAGTCACACATCGACGCCTTCTTCCAGGCCTGCAACGACATGGACAAGGCCGCGCTGGCACCGGTTTCTGGCCTGCTGTACCAGTGGAAAGAGGCGGCCTGAATAGGTGAGAAAAACGCTTGCATTCCCGTTCGGCTGAGAGCATCATTTCTCCATGCTGTGATTCCTTCGCCTGATGGGATTGCAGCAGCGCTCAATGAGACTGCTAGCGGCCGGCAACGGAACGGGCGAGGAGGAGTTGAGCGGCAGGTGAATGCGCAGGCTGATGCGCTAGCGGTGATCCGGCAGAACACCGGATGCTTGCCCGAAAGGGACTGACGCAAGGTGAGTTCTCAACCAAGCCGGAGATCAGCGCCGGCCACTTGCACCAATCCAAGAGCCCTGACTTCGGTCGGGGCTTTTTCGTTTCGGGCGCTAAAGGCCGTTTGAATGGCTCGCCACCATGCGCCCAACCCAATCCCCGGCCTGCTTGCGATCGGCTACGCGCCACACGCAGCACACTGCGCGACCTGAGTACAGGTATCGCCCCGTAGACGTGCGGGGAATCGGGCTCTACACCTTTCGGCCTCGCCTTTGCGGGGCTTTTTTGTTTCTGGAGAAAGTCATGCCCGACCAAGCCATCGAAAAGGAAATCCAGGCCAAGGGCCTGACCGCTCCCCGCATCACGCCGGCTGACATCGAGGCGAACATAGCCAGCGAGCACTACTTCACCGCTGCGGCCGGCGTTGAGGGTGAGCTTCGTTTCGGTAACCCGAATGACTCGGACGCAGACACCTATCCAGACGCCCTGAAGCTATTGACCTTCTGCGTCCTCGTCCTGCGCAACGGCTTCACCGTCACCGGTGAGAGCGCCTGTGCCAGCCCCGAGAACTTCGACGCCGAACTGGGGCGCAAGATCGCCAAGCAAAACGCCATCGCCAAGGTCTGGCCGCTGATGGGCTACGAGCTGAAGCAGCGCCTGCACGAACAGGGCTAAGCCCAACCCTATTCCGGCCCCGCGCCTGCCTCCTAGCTCATAGGCGGATGGCTGCTGCGTGTGAGGCCGGATCTATTCACTGCCCCATGCGGGATAACGAGATATGAAGATGCCCGACCGTCCTGAAACGTGGGCTGCGGCTCTCGCATGGCTGCAGACAATTGCTCCGAGCCTGTATGCGTTCGCCCTGTCAGTGACCATCGCTGTGCTGCGAGTGGTGTATGGCGGAGGTACGAAGCGGCAGATGATCCTAGAAGGGGCGCTATGTGGATTCGCCACGCTGACCCTTGTCCCGCTGCTCGAATACTTTGGTCTGCCGCAGAGCATGGCCACTTTCGTGGGCGGTAGTGTCGGATTTCTCGGAACAGAAAAGCTCCGCGACCTGGCTATCCGCTGGGGAGAGAAGAGGGCGGCAGAATGAAACGCCTCCACGCCATCCTCCTGCTACTCCGCATCGCAGCCTGTGTCGCTGTGATGATCGGGAAAGAGGCGTGGAAGGCAGTAAACCGAGAGCGCTCCCATGCAAAACGTCGTAGAGCTAACCGACAGGCAGCCTCACGTATCTGTCATCGCCTCTGATGGCATTCACGTCATCCCCGTCTGCCTCCTTCGCGACGTAATAGCCGGAAGGCAGCCATCCAGCATCCTGACCGAGCCCGTGTTGCAGCGGATCGTGGAGGAGTGGCTTGGCTTCGTGAGCGCGGAGACATAACCGAGGTTCCTCGCATGAGCTTGACCCCCAAGCAGGAGGCCTTTTGCTCGGCCTACCTGGAGACGGGGAACGCAAGCGAGGCTTACCGAAGAGCTTACAACGCTGAGAACATGAAGGCCGCCACCATCGCGGTGAAGGCAAGCGAGCTACTGGCGAACGGTAAGGTCGCGGTAAGGCTTGCTGAGATGCGTGAGGCAACGGCTAAGCGCAACCAGATCACGGTAGATGACCTCCTGCGCGAGCTTGAGGAAGCCAGAACCAAGGCGCTCAACTGCGAGAACCCTCAGTCATCGGCGGCGGTGAGCGCGACACTGGGGAAAGCAAAGCTGCTCGGCCTGGATCGCCCGGACATTGGGCTTGATCTGGAAGCCAAGCGGCTGAACATCGAAAAGCTGCGCCGCGAACTGGAAGACCCGAATCAAGGCCTGCCTGAACCCAAGCAAGTCATTATCGGGGTGGAAGATGCAAGCGACCCTGAAGCTGAATAAGCCGCAGTTCGAGTTCATCAGTCACCCCAAGAAGTTCTCAGCGTTCGTTGGTGGGTATCGAAGCGGCAAGACGTTCGTAGGCTGCGTGCGGCTGTGTATCAACGCGCTGGAGCACCCCGGCATTCCGCAGGGCTACTTCGCGCCGACCTATCCGCAGATCGCGGACATCTTCTACGACACGATACCGGGCGTTGCTGAGGCCTTCGGGCTGTTCGCCGACATCGTGGCGAGCAACAAGCGCGTGCATCTTCGCGATCAGAAAGGGCGCTGCCTCTCGACCATCGTCTGCAAGAGCATGGAGCACCCGCATCGGATCGTGGGTTTCAACATCGCGCACGCACTGGTCGACGAAATCGACTGTATGCCGATCAAGAAGGCTGACAGCGCCTGGAAAAAGATCATCGCCCGTATGTCGACCGTATGGCCGGGACGGGACGAGAACACCATCGACGTGACGACCACGCCCGAGGGGTTCAACTGGGTATATCGCAAGTTCGTCAAGGAGCTGGCGGCTAACCCTGCTCAGCGCCCGCTGTACGGCATCGTCCACGCCAGCACGCGGCAAAATGCGAAGAACCTGCCGAAGGACTACATTCCGTCGCTGCGTGAGTCTTACCCGGCCAATCTGGTCGACGCCTACATTGACGGCCAGTTCGTCAACCTTGTGAGCGGATCGGTTTACCCGAACTTCTGCCGGCGACTGAATCACACCGACGAGACGATTCGCCCGGGGGAAGAGCTGCACATTGGCATGGACTTCAACATCAATCGGATGGCGGCCTGCGTGTTCGTCATTCGAGACGGTGAGCCGATGCAGCTGGACGAGCTGACAAGCCTGTTCGACACGCCAGCGATGATCGCTGCGCTACTTGAGCGATTCCCAGGCCACAAGATCACGGTTTACCCCGACGCCAGCGGCAAGAACCGCAAGAGCGTCAACGGCAGCGAATCAGACCACAGCTTGCTCAAGCAGGCCGGCTTCACGGTTCGCGTCAACCTCGCTAACCCGATGGTTCGTGACCGGGTGCTGGCCGTCAACGCCATGTTCCTGAATGGCGAGGGCGTGCGCCGGCTCAAGGTCAACACCGACAAGTGCCCGGTAACCACTCAGGTGCTCGAGCAGCAGGCATACAACGAACACGGAGAGCCCAACAAGGACGGCACGGAAGACCCGGCCGATGCCTTCGGCTACTTCGTCGTTCACCGCTTCCCAATCATCAAGCCCGTTACCTCACTCAAACTCGGATTTGCACGATGACCGATGTCACCTATCAGCGCCAGGACTACAAGGACGCCCTGTACCGTTGGCGCTTGGTGCGCGACGTGTGCAAAGGGTCCGAGTCGATCAAGAGCGAGCGCACGCGGTATCTGCCGCAGCCTAACGCGCAGGACGAAAGCGACGAGAACAAAGCCCGGTACGACGCGTATCTGGCTCGAGCGGTGTTCTACAACGCCACTGGACGCACGAAAGGCAGCCTCGTCGGTGCTGTGTTCCGCACCTGGCCGGTTGTCACCCTGCCAAAGCTGCTGGAGTACGTCACCAAGGACGTAGACGGGCAGGGCGTCAGCATCTACCAACAGTCGCAGTCGGTCATCGGGCACCTGCTCGAAACCGGCCGGCATGGTCTGCTCGTGGACTACCCGCCTGTTGAGCCTGGCACCGTCAGCCAGGCGGACATGGCATCCGGCGCGATTCGTCCGACCGTCTCCAGCTACCCGGCCGAGGCCATCATCAACTGGAAGACTCGCAAGGTCGGCGGCCGCCATGTGCTTTCGCTGGTCGTTCTGCGAGAGACGGTTGACGAGGACACGGAAGACGGTTTCGGCGTTGAGTCGAAAGACCAGTACCGCGTCCTGCGGCTGAATGAGGCAGGGCAGTACCAGCAAGAGCTATGGCGTCAGGCTGGCGTCGGCTGGATGGTCGAAGACCCGCGCGTCCCGCTGGATGGCTCCGGCAAGCCTTGGGCGGTGATCCCGTTCCAGTTTGTCGGCAGCGAGAACAACGACACCAGCATTGATGAATCGCCGCTGTATGACATGGCCGAAATCAACATCGGCCACTATCACAACAGTGCGGACTACGAGGAAGCGGCCTATCTGGTCGGCCAGCCTCAGCCTTGGATGTCTGGCCTTGACGAGCAGTGGCGCGACCACTTCGAAGAGACTGGCATCTACCTCGGGTCTCGTGCGCCCTGGTTGCTCCCGGTCAACGGTGCCTGCGGTGTCTGGCAGGCCCAGCCCAACACGGTCGCCAAAGAGGCCATGGACGCCAAGGAGCGCCAGATGGTCGCCTTGGGTGCTCGCCTGATCGAGAAGGGTAGCGCGGTGAAGACCGCCACTCAGTCTGAGGCAGAGACGGCAGCAGAGCACAGCGCCCTGTCGCTGATCGTAAGCAACGTGTCGGAAGCCTACACGCAATGCCTGATGTGGATGGCCCAGTTCCTCAACGTCAGCGGCGAAATCGAATACACGCTGAATCAGGACTTCACCCAGGCCAACCTTGACCCGCAGATGCTTCAGCAGATTCTGCAGGCGGTCATGGCCGGCAAGATGCCTGAGTCTGACTTCTGGCGTTACCTGCGCGACTTCCAGCTGATCGACCCCGAGAAGGACGACGACGCTATCCGCGAAGAGCTGGCGAGCAGCGGGACCGGCCTGAACCTGGAGTATGACAATGGCGACGGCGGAGCGACTGATTGAGGCGGCTACTAGGAATTCTGTGCTCCTCGAACGCCTAAAGGCTGGAGAGGTCCAGAAGATCGATCCATTCCTTCGGCGCATCGACAAGGACATCCGGGAGCGGCTGAGCCGTGATGCACTGACCGCGTACAGTCGACAGCGGCTGGAAACGATGCTCGCCACGATCGACGCGATGATTGCGAAGGTCCAAGGCGAGTTTTCCGAACAGCTACTGCTAGACCTGTTCGACATTGGCAGCTACGAGGCCGAATTTGAAGCCAGGTCGCTAGATCAGGTGCTGGTCAATATCTCGGTAGCGACTCCGACCGTTCAAGCGATACAGGCCGCTGTGAAGGCTCAACCGCTGAGCGTCACTGGGCCGGATGGCGGCAAGCTGTTGGAGCCGTTCATTGCCGACTGGCTGCAGGCTGAGCGTAACCGGGTCACTGGCGCGATTCGCATGGGTTATGTCCAGGGCGAGACGAACCAGCAGATCATCAATCGCATCCGCGGCACAAAGGCGCTGCAGTACAGCGATGGGCTGCTGTCGATCAGCAGGCGCAATGCCGAGGCAGTGGTTAGAACAGGCATTCAGCACGTCGCAAGCGTGGCGCGTATGGAGACGTGGAAGGCTAACAGTGATGTGGTGACCGGATGGCGCTTTTTGGCGACGATGGACGGCAGAACATCTACTCAGTGCCGTAGCCTCGACCAGCGAGTATTCAAGATGGGTCAAGGTCCGCTGCCGCCGCTCCATATCCGATGCCGTTCGAGCATGACTGCGGAGCTTGATGCCCGGTACAAGTTTCTGGACGAAGACGCCACGCGAGCCAGCAAAGACGGCTATGTCAGCGCCGATTTGACATATTACGAGTGGCTGAAAGGTCAGAGTTCGGAGTTCCAGGAGATCGCGCTTGGCAAGGCCAGGGCAAAGCTGTTTCGTGATGGCGGCTTGAGCGCGAAGCGGTTTGCCGAGCTGCAGTTGGATCGCCGCTTTATGCCGCTGACCCTTGATCAGATGAAGGCGCTTGAGCCGGCAGCATTCCGCCGAGCCGGCATCGATTAAACCGATACGATCCACCAAGGCCTCGCCATCGTGCGGGGCTTTTTTATGCCCGCAGACAGGGTTCTGCAGGCGCCAACGTCTCAGGGGAGACTTTGATGCTTAAGTTCGAAATCGACAGCCTGGAAGGGCTTGATGAATCGCTCCAAGGCTTTTACGAGCAACACGGCGAGAAATACCGGCTGAAGGTTGAGGGTATTGACCCAGCCGACGAGCTGAAAGAAGCGCTGCGCAAAGAGCGCGAAGAGCGCCGGGCGGCCAAAGAGCGCGCTGAGGAGCTGGAGCGCAAGGCTCAGATCGCCGCAGAAGAGGCGGCTCGTAAGAACGGCGACATTGAGGCTCTGGAGAACAGCTGGCGCGAGAAGCTGGACAAAACGTCTGGCGAGCTGATGGCCAAGCTCACCAAAGCCAACAACTTCATCAGCGAATCTACCGCAGGCCGCGACGCGGTGAAGCTGGCAGCAGCTATCGCGATAGACGCAGATGCAGCGGCCAATATTGAAGACTACGTGCGCGGACGATTGCGTACCGAGTTCCGCGACGATGTCCCTACCACTGTTGTGTTGGGCGCTGACGGCAAACCTTCCGCGATGACGCTGGAGGAGCTTCAGGTTGAAGTTTCATTAATGCCACGGTTCAAGCACATCGTGGCTGGAAGCAAGGCAACTGGCGGCGGGGCTGCCGGTAGCAAAGGCGGCGGGGCCGCAAAAACGTGGGACCAACTCTCCGGTATGGAGCGTGTAGAGCTTCGCCGAACCAACCCCGCCGAGCATGCCCGCCTGAAGGCAGCAGCAGGCCAGTAATCAAGGAATACCAGATATGCCTACCATTCTTTCCGACGTAGTCTTCCGCGACGAACTGCGCGACTACATCAACGTCACCAGCGTGGAACAGACCGCGTTCTTCTCCTCGGGCATCCTCGTCCAGAACAACGACATGTCCCAGCTGCTGGCCAGCCCGTCCAACACCTTCACCATTCCGTGGTGGGTTGACCTGGATGCTTCGGTCGAGTCGAACTACTCGAACGACGTGTACACCGACATCGCGACTCCGCTGTCCGTGGCCACCTCCAGCATGCAGGCTCGCGCTGCCTACCTGAACGAAGGTTGGAACGCGATGAACCTGGTGAAGAACATCACCAAGCAGGACCCGCTGGAGTACGTCGGTTCGCGCCTGATGAGCTACTGGCAGAAGGTTGCCCAGCGCCGCACCATCGCGACCGCTGTCGGCCTGTACAACGACAACGTTGCTGGTAACGGCGGCGACATGGTTGTAGATGCAGGCGGCCCGATCACTGCAGCTGCGATCATCCAGGCACGCGCCACCATGGGCGACTACGGCGGCTCGACTCTCGGCGTCATCGCGATGCACTCCGCGGTGCATGCCGAGCTGCAGATCCTCAACCTGATCGACTTCACCCCGATCGCCGACCAGATTCCCGAGTTCGGTCGCTATCAGGGTATGCGCGTCGTGGTTGACGACGGTATGCCGGTCATCGCAGGCACCCCGAACAAGTACCTGTCCATCATCTTCCGTCCGGGCGCCATTGGTTACGCCGAGCAGCAGCCGGCCGGTGAAGATGGTCTGGAATACGTGCGCGAGCCCGAGCGCGGCAACGGTGGCGGTGCTGAAACCCTGTGGAGCCGTCGCAACTTCGTGATCCATCCGCTGGGTTACGCGTTCACCTCCACTACCATCACTGGTAACGGAACTGAAACCCGCCCGGCCTCGGCCTCGTGGGCAGACCTGGCACTCGCCACCAACTGGACCCGCATGCTTGACCGCAAGCAGGTTCCGATCGCGTTCGTGCTGTCCAGCGTCGCGGCCTAACTGGTTCCGGCCCCGTAATGGGGCCGGCCCTTCAAGCAGAGGAGACTCCCATGCAAGAAGACAAGTACATGAACCCCAACAGCAAAGCGCGCTGGGGCTTCGGCGGTGACGCAGGTAACATCACCGTTGGCCCGCAGACTGTCGGTGAGACTGGCGGCGTCGAGCACGGCCGCAGCGAACCCAAGGACGAAGGCGCCACGAACAACGGCGGCGGTGACGCACAGCCGCAAGCACGCAGCCGCAAGCGCACCACCGAGGAATAAAGCATGGCTCTCATCGTAGAGGACGGAACGAGCAAGGCTGATGCCGAGAGCTATGCGACTGCCGCCGAGCTGGTGTCATATGCCGCCAAGTACGGCCGCACGATGCCGGCCACGGAAGCCGAGCAGGAGGCACTGCTGCGCCGCGCCGCCGATGCGATGAATGTCATGTCGTGGAAGGGCAAGAAGACCAGCGCAAGCCAGGCGCTTGCCTTTCCGCGCACCGGGGTAGAGGTAGACGGCGAGATCAAGCCGTCCACCCTGATTCCCCGCCAGATTCAGTACGGGCAGATGGCGCTGGCGGTTGAGATTCACGCGGACGACATTGACCCGCCTGCCCAGCGACAGGGTGCAGTGATCCGCGAGCGGGTAGAGGGCGCTGTTGACGTGCAGTACGCCGAGAACAAGTCTGGCTATCTGCTGCCGGCCGCACCGGATCGGCCGAGTCGCACGCAGTTCGCTGATTATCTGGTCAAGCGTGGCCTATTTGCCGTGAGGGCGTGACATGTCGCAGTTCTACGACCGCATGGCTGCTACCGCTCTGCGGTTGATAGAGCAGTTCGGCCAGGAAATAACCCTGCGCGACACGGTGCCGGGCGAATACGATCCGGTGACAGGTGGGTCGACGCCTGACGTTGAGGTCAGCCAGCCCGCACATGCCATCCTGCAAGACTACGCGCTACAGCAGTCCGGCATGAGCTACGCCGAGGGCACAGTCATCAAGCAGGGTGACAAGAAGATCCTCGTCGCAGCCCAAGGCCTCACGCCGCCGACGCTCACCACGACCGTGATAGCAGACGGCGCAACGTGGACCATCGTCAACATCAAGGAGATCAACCCAGCCGGTACGCCGCTGGTGTATGAGATCCAAGGCAGGCGCTGATGGCATTCGCTGATGACGTTCGGAAGTTCGCTGTAAGGGCTGGCGAGTCGAGTGATGGGATAGTCCGGGCTGTGACGCTGTCGCTGTTCAACGGGATCATTCGAGACGTTCCGGTAGATACGGGGCGTGCACGCGGATCATTTGAAACGACCGTAGGTCAGCCGGCCACTACGACGCCAGATCGGCTTGACCCAAGCGGCCGGCGGGCGATGGCTGAGATTGAGGCCAATGTGCCGCAGGGCGCCGGGCAGGAAACCTACATCGCGTCGAATCTGCCCTACATCGTCCAACTGGAAGAGGGCAGCTCAAAGCAAGCGCCTGAAGGGTTCGTGCGGAGAAACATGGACCGCATTGAGCGCAACCTGAAGAAAGCCATCCGCGATAACAAGGTCTGATCATGTCCGAATCCAAGATCCACTCAGCGCTAGTGACGGCTTACGGCGCGTCCGGGGTAATGCCTAACGATCGCACGGCCTATGAGGGCAAGAGCTTCACGCCGCCGACCGGACAGAGTTGGGCGCGCCTCACTGGGCTGCCTACTGGTCGCGCCCCTGCCGCACAAGGCAAGGATGCGGCGCAGGAATGGACGGGCATTCTGCAGATTGACCTATACCACCAAAAGAACACCGGCCATGCGCCAATACTGACCGACGCTGACGCACTGCTGGCCTTCTTCGCCTCCGGCAAGCGCCTGGACTATCAAGGCCAGGGCGTACTGATTCGACGCGCTGAGCGCTCGCAGATTCGCCAGGAAGACGTCTGGCAGTCCGTCAGCGTCAGCATCTACTGCACCGCCTGGTCATTCCCGGCGTAACCACAACCCGAAACACCGCGGCCCGCCTTGAGCGGGCTTTTGCATTTCTGGAGATAGCAAATGCCCTATGCACAAGGCGTCAACCAAAACACGTACATCAAACTGGAGGGCGTCGGCGGGGTGCTTGACCCTGCTGTAGCCTGGGCCCCGCTGCGCCTCATTACCAACGGTCTGAGTCAGTCCGTCGAAGAACTGGAGTCGGACGAAATGTTGCCCGGCCGCCACCAAGCAGAGTCGCGCAGCGGTGTTTCCAGCGTGGCCGGCGACCTTGAGGCGGAGCTGACCTACGGCACCTTCGATATGCTGCTGGAGGCGGCTTTCCACGGCACTTGGCAGGTGAAGACACGCACAGCTTCGACTCTCTCGGTCGCAGCCGCAGACGACAGCTTCAACGACTCCGCGTCGGGCTTCGTGACTGCCGGCTTCGCGGTTGGCGATGTCGTCAAGGTAAGCGGCTTCGCAACTGCTGCGAACAATGGTCAGTTCAAAGTGGCTTCGGTCGCAGCCGGCAAAATCACCGTCACCGACTTGGCCGGCGGCGCCGTCACCCTGGTGGATGAACTGGCGGGTGCCTCCGTTACGATCGCGACCGGCGGCACCCTGAAGACTGGCTCGACGCGACGCCGCTTCGCCGTCCTCAAGCACAACGAAGACATTGGCCGCTGGCTGATCTACCGCGGCTGCGAAGTCGGGACCGTCGCCATCGACTGCCCGTTGCAGGGCAAGATCGGCGTGACCTTCTCGCTGATCGGCAAGAAGGAGGAGGCCTACGTCTTCGACAACGTAAACGAGTCCATCGCCGCGCCAACGACTACCGTGATGATGACCACGTTCGAGGGTTCCTTGTTCGAGGGTGGCGTCGGCCTGAACCACGCTACCGCGCTCAGCGTCACGCTTGAGAACGGCATGGAGGCGATCTACCGCATGTTCTCCCGCGATGCCTACGACATCAAGCTGGGCCGCATCAATGTCTCCGGCAGCCTGTCCGCCTACATCGAGGACGACCGCCTAAAGGCGAAGTACCTCGGCGAGACGAAAACTCCGCTGGTTGTGACCCTGACCGACGGCGACAACAGCTACGAGATCAGCATGACGCAAGCCAAGCTGACCACGTCGAGCGAAGAAGGCAGCGGCGACGATCCGATCATTCAGAACTACGACTACCGGGCGTTCAACGATCCGGCCGTCTCGACTGAAATCACCATCACCCGCATTCCGGCACCGTAAGGACATCGCATGAAACCGAGTGACTTTTTCACTCGTGCCAAGGCGAACGAGGGAGAGCGCATGCCGCTCTCCCTGCCTGATGGCACGCCGACAGATGAATGGTTGCTGATCCGGGGCGTCGATTCCGATCAGTTCCGCGTGGCCCTCGACGACTTCCGGCGCGAGTTGCTTGCCGCCGCCTCGATCAAGGATGAGGCGGAAAAAGCGGAGAAGACCGAAGCGGCTCGTCTGCGCATGAATTCAGCGCTTGTCATCGGCTGGTCTTTCGATATTGAGTTCACGGACGACGCGCTGCTAGAGCTCCTGCGTGAATCGCCATATATCACGGCAGAGGTTGACCGATTCGCGAGTGACCGCCGCCGTTTTTTTGGGAAACGCTCGACGGGCTCGCTGAAGGACTGATCGCGCACGCCGAGCATCAATTAGGGCTGCTGCGGCCAGCTGGGCCGAGGCCGAAGAAAGGGCCGGACAAGCGCATCACCGTTCGCGCGCAGCTGGAGGCTATAGCGGAGAAGACCGGCAAGCGTCCATCACGCCTGGATGGCCCGCCGTGCCCGCCTGAGTTGGCCTACCTGTGGGAGTGGTATTGCTCGGCCAGGCCGATAGGCTCGCTGGTCGAGATCAAGGCATGGGCTGACCTCTACGGGCACAAGCTGAAGCCGCACGAGATCATGCTGCTTAGACGCCTGGCATCGATTGAGCAGCGCGTGGCGAGCCAGTAGGGCGCCGATTTGGTAAAGTCGGTGATTTCTACTTGGGGTTGTTCGTGATGCATAAGCTGATGATTCCGTGCCTGCTGGCGATCGCGACTGCAGGGTGCGCAGGCAATGGAAGGATGCATGCCCTTTCCGCCTACGATGCTGAGTTTGCGCCGTACGCGTCGTCGGAGGCTGTAACTGCAGTTCAGTTCCACAGGGATGGGCGAGGCGGGGATATTCCCGCATGCGTTGCCGAGACAGTCAGCAACCAGGGGGAGACGTTAGCAGATTCGAGCGGCAGCTTCGTTGGCGCATATACCGGAAACTACTACAACGTACAGCGCAGCAGTCAATCGGCTGGCGGTAGCGTCCTTGAGCATGTGGCGCAAGACGGTAAGTCCGTTGTGGCAAGTGGATCGGCTCGTTATAGCGCGGGGGCACTGGTGGCCCGATCTGTTCGATTCAAGCTTTCGCTCAAGCAATCTGACTCAGGGCGAACCTATCGCTACAGCAATCTCGGTCAGGCCCAGCTTGATACTGGAGCTGCGGCGAACAAAGGGTATGCCCCGATTGGGTCGTGGTCTGGCGCTAACCCTGACATCGCACTGGCCTCGCTTTCAACTATCACGGACCAAATAGAGCGCTGCCTTTCAAGGTAGCCAAGCAGACACATAAGAGCCCGCCTAGCGCGGGCTTTTTCATGCCCGGAGACTTGCATGACCGTTAAGAAACAACTGAGCCCGTCCGACTTCTTCACCGTTCCAGCTGCAAGCGAGGGCCGAAAATTGTTCCTCGCGCTACCGGATGGCAGCGAAACCGACCAGTACCTCACCGTGCTGGGCATCGACTCTCCCGCAGCACAGCAAGCGCTGAAACATGCGTCTCAAATCATCCGCGATGCAGCTGAGACTGGCGATAGCAAGGCGCAGAGCACGGATATAGGCGAGCGCGCCGACCTGATGTTCCGCGCATCGCTGGTTATCGGCTGGTCCTTCGAAGCCAAATGCTCGCCTGATGCCGTTGCCGAGCTATTACGCAACAACCCACAGCTGGCAATCGCGGTAGAGCAGTTCGCAGCTGACCGTCGACGCTTCTACGGGGGCAAGCCTGCACGATCCTAAGCGCTCTCGCATAGCAACAACAGGCCACACGGCCGTATCAACTGGAGTAGACCATGGCCGAATCAGCTCGCCTGATTATCAGCGTTGACAGCCGACAGGTGCAAAGCGCTGACCGTGCGCTTGGCGCATTGGGTCGCACATCGTCGGCCGTCGCCAGCGCTATCTCGGCAGTGACTGCTGGCTTTGGCGTGCGCGAGTTATACCAAGCCTCCGAGGCCTACCAGACCATCACCAACCGTTTGAAGTTGGTGACTCAAGGAAACGAGGGTTTGGCGACGGCGCAGGCGGCAGTATTCGATATCGCGCAGAAGTCGGGTCAATCGCTGACCGCGACCGCAGAGCTGTATCAACGTATCGCGCAGAATCAGGATGCGCTGAAGTTGTCCGGTGAAGGCGTGGCCGGCATTGTCGATACGATCAGCAAGGCGATGGTGATAAGTGGCGCGTCCGCATCCAGCGCCCAAGCCGCACTGATTCAGCTCGGACAGGCGTTCGCCTCCGGCACACTGCGCGGCGAAGAACTGAACTCGGTCATGGAGCAGGCTCCGGCTCTGTCCCAGGCCATCGCTAAGGGTATGGGCAAAACCGTTGGCGAACTCCGCGCCCTGGGCGCCGAAGGCAAGCTGACAGCTGATGCCGTGGTGCAAGCCCTGCAATCGCAAGCTGGCGCAGTCGATGATCTGTTCGGCAAGATGCAGGACACCATGGGCACCGGCCTGACCCGGATCGGTAACTCGTTTACCAATCTCGTCGGCAAAATGAATGAGGTTTCGGGCGTCAGTGCATCGATTGCCGGATCATTCACAACAGTATCGGCGGCGGTCGATAGCCTGACCGAGGATGCCGACTCGCTTGCGGCTACAGTCGCCACCGTTGGCGCGGTGATGTCCGGAGTTGCTGCTGGCGGCGCGGTGCTGCTGGCCGACAAACTCATGGTCTCGGTTGTCGCGTCTCGCGCAGCCCGCGCCGCGAACATAGCTCAGGCTGAATCGGCGCTACAGAACGCGATTGCCAATCAGCGCGCTGCGCAGACTGCGGTAGTCCGTGCGACAGCTGAGGCTCAGGCCGCACGCGGTACGGCTGTACAGACGCATATGTCTATTCAGTTGGCGCAGGCGCGAATGGTAGAAGCTCGCGCGAACACGCAAGTCGCGGCGTCTCAGGTTGCTCTCACGACGGCATCGAGAGGATTGCTAGGCGCCCTCGCTGGCCCGGCAGGATTGGCATTGCTGGTAGGGGCGGCCGCCAGCGCTCTCTATGTGTTCAGAGACTCAGCAGCTGATGCGCGACCCCCTGTAGATGCGCTCGCCGGATCGGTCGACGCTCTCAGTGACGCATCAATACGCCTTGCCAGGATTTCCGCGAAAGAAAAGCTTGCCCAGCTTGCCGAAGAAGCAAAAACCCTTGAAAGGAACGTAACGAGCGCGCGCGATTTGATGGATCGCGGGTTTGTCGATGCGGACAGCAGATACCTTGATCGACTGGAGAAGGAAGAGGCTCAGCTTCAGAAGAACAAGGAGGAAGTGACCGAGCTTCAAAAGCGAATAGAGGACCTGGACAAAGAGCAGGGCAGGAGATCGGATGGTGGCCCGCAAAGGCGTGGCCCGGCGGCTGACAGTAACGCCAAAGACGCAAAGAAACTCGCCAGCGCCTACGACTCTGTAAGCGACGCTCTCTCCCGCCAGCTCGCGCTTTACGGCCAGACTGGCGAGGCGGCGCGCGTCAGTTATGAATTAGCCAGCGGATCCCTAAAGGGCATCGTCGGGAAAGAGGCTGATTACATTCTGGGTCTCGCGCGAGAGCTCGACATAAAGGAACAGCTGTCAGAGCAAGAGCAGATTCGAATCGACATCCTGCGTGAGTCGGGTCAGCTGCGCGCCGCCAATGACGCACAGTTCGAGCTGGAATACGCAGCGAAGATTGCTGAGTACGAGCGCCAAGGAAACGTCGAGGCGCTGCAGCGGCTTGAAACGCTGCGCCGCATTCGTGAGATACAGATGAATGCGGACATGGCGCCAGGCACTGTAGAGGGCGTTTCTCAGGCGCCGGACAGTGGCGGCGTGGATGCTGCGGTTGGTGGTGCCGGTAGCGAGTTTTACAAGCTGCAGGAGGAAGCTGTAGCGCTTGAGCAGTGGCGCACGACCGAGCTTGAGAAGCAGCGCGGATTCCTTGAGGCGAAAGCCATCACCGAGGAAGAGTACGCGACCCGCATAGCCAACATTCATGCGCAGCATCAGCAAGAGGTCAGCGAGATCGAGCAGGCGCGCTATCAGGTGTCTCTAGCCGGCGCGGCTGATCTGTTCGGAAACCTCGCAGACATCACGGCGCAGTTCGCCGGCGATCAATCCGGCCTCTACAAAACGATGTTCATCGCGCAGAAGGCGTTCGCTATCGCTCAGTCGATGATCGCCATTCAGCAGGGTATCGCCCTGGCGGCGGCTAACCCATGGCCGCTGAACCTTGGCGCCATGGCTTCGGTTGCGGCTGCTACAGCTGGCCTCGTCTCCAACATTGCAGCGGTCGGCATGTCCTTCGACGGCGGCGGATACACCGGCAACGGCCCGCGCAGCGGTGGCCTCGACGGCAAGGGCGGATTCCTCGCGATGATGCATCCGCAGGAAACCGTTATTGACCACACCAAGTCGAGCGGGAAAAGCGGATCAGGAGGAGGTGCCGGGGTGGTCGTCAATCTGATCGAGGACGCCAGCAAGGCTGGCCAGGTCGAGCAGAGCAGCAACGACAACGGCGAGCAGGTTTTAAGGGTTTGGGTCGCCCGGATTCGAGCGGGAGGCACCGCCGAGTCGCAGGCGATTGAGCAGGCATTCGGACTGCAGAGGGCAGGCAGATGATTGAGTACCCATCAGAACTGCCTTACCCAGACCTGTCCGGCTACATGCTCGAGCATGCGCCAAACCTGACGCGAACGCCGATGGTCAGCGGGCGGGCACGGCAGCGGCGCAAGTACACCAGCGTGCCAAGCTTCGTGACGCTTTCGTGGGGTATGCCTCAGAAGGAGTTCGAGCTGTTCGAGGCCTGGTTTCGTTGGGAGCTTAAGGAGGGTGAGGAGTGGTTCACCGGCTGGGCTCAGACTGGCGGGCCGACGAAACAGACCGTCATGCGGTTTGTGGGCTCCGACTCTTCGCCGGCCTACACCGCGCGCATGGATGGGCCCGACTACTGGCGTATCAGTTGCCGCCTTGAGATCCGCGAGAAGCAGACCTTTACCGACGGCTGGCAGCACCTGCCGCAGTACATCCTGTTCCCGTCGATTCTCGATCTCGCCCTCAACCGCGAATGGCCAGAATCGAAGTACCAGACCTTTATGGCCGCCGTTGACGAAGGGGTCAACGAGGAGTGGCCGCAATGAGCGTGCTTGAGCAAGTCTATGCCTCGGGCGGTGATGTGCTGCTGAATACCTTGGAGCTGTCGTGCGCTGCGTGGGCTGATTCCATTCTGTTGTGCGACGGCTTCGAGGATCAGGCGTGCATTACCGAGGATAGCCGGGCGGTAACTTTCATCGCGTCAGGCATAGCGGTGTCGCTCCCGGCCCGCGGGGCCAGCGGTGGCCAGACGCTCACCTTCGCTATCGACAACGTGACCGGAGAGGCGCAGCAGAAGATCGACGCGGCGCTTGAGGCTGAAGAGCGAATCATCCTTACATACCGATGCTATCTGGCGAGCGACAAGTCAGCGCCGGCTGAGGCTCCGTATCGCATGACGGTCCTTTCCGGCCAGATCAAAGGGCCAACGGTGCAGGTTGAAGCGGGTTATTACGACCTGATCAATGCGGCCTGGCCGCGTGACCTTTACGACTCTGAGTTCGCCCCAGGGCTGAAATATCTATGAACTGGCTAGAGCGGTACATGGGCGCCCGTTATCGGGACGGCGCGCGGGGCGAGGTCGTGGGCGGCGTTCTGGAATACGACTGCTGGTCGCTGGCTCGCGCGGTGCGCCATGAGGTGTACGCAAAGCCGCTGCTTCCTTCTTGGGGGCACGTCCGCAACACCATGCCCCGCGAGTTCGCCCGGGCTCACGAGGCGGTTTCCTCATGCCTGGAAGAGTGCTCTCCGGAAGTCGGCGCAGTGGCTGCGGTGTTCCGTGGCCGGCTGGTGACGCACGTCGGCGTCGTCATTGAAGTGGATGGCCGCTTGGCCGTGCTCGACATTCGCGGCGATGGTCTGCCGGTGCGCTGGCAGTGGGTCCGAGACTTCGAGTCTCGCTATTTGCGCGTCATCTATTACAGGGACAAGGCATGATCCGCATATATTCCAGCAAGCTTGGCGGCGAAATGGTCGAGCAGCACAAGGCTTCAGGCTGCACGCTTGAGGCCTGGCTGGCGGCAAACGTGCGCAACTACAAGCGCATGGACTCGCCGCCGATCAGCGCGCATCTGAATGGTGAACTGCTGTCCGTCGAGGACTGGTCGCGGGTCGTGATTGCTGAGGGCGATACGCTCGATATCTACCCGGAGCCGAAGAACGATACATTCAACCTGCTGTTCAACCCGGCGTTCCACTCGAAGATCGGCATCATGCAGTTCTTCATGCCGGAGACGCCGAAGCAGCGGGATAACAACAAGAAGGGCGCCGAACTCGACACCGTTTCGGCTCGCGGGAATCAGGTCAAGACGAACTCTGTCATCCGCGAGATCGCGGGCCGCCGCAAGGTTTACCCAGACTATCTGCTGCCGCTGCGTCGGTACTTTGCCGCACCGACCGAGCAATGGGCCGAAATGCTGCTTTGCATCGGCAAGGGAAAATTCGATATTCCGGCCAGCCGGGTACTGGTCGGCGACACGCCGATGATCTCGCTGGGATCCGATGCCCAGTTCACGATCTACCAGCCCGGCGCTGACCTGTCCGCAGAGCCTGCTGCTATCTGGTGGCACTCGGCGCCGGAGGTCGGGTCTAGCAGCACCGGAACGGCCGGACTGGAACTCAAGGCGACATTCAGCGTCAGCCCAATCCCTACGGCTAGCGCATACATATTCAGCGGGGACCTGATCACAATCCCTTCAGGAGCTGGCCAATTCCCGACAGGCTGGTCAGCCGGCATGATCGTGCGAATCGAGGCGGAAGAGCCGTACACAGTTGGCTCGGCTGATGGCCGCGATTACCTTGAAGGCAGCCTGGCTTGGCTAGCCCCATTCGCGGGCATGGTGCTTGAAATTGCCGGAGATGCCATCGGCACGTATGTCATCGATGAGTTCACCCCTGGCGTTGATGGTGCGCCCGACCGCTTGACGCTGAACTACCTGAACGGTTCTCCTGTCGCCGGCCTGCCGCTTGGGCCGGCATCGCTGAGTATTGGATATGCTGGGCTACGCTACCGACTCACGGCGGCCAGCGCATCAGCGATCTCGGTTGAGCGCATAACCGACACAGGTGGCGTCGATCCTTCGATCTGGTCTGGCTTCAATTCGTTCTCCAGTACTTCCGCTCAAATAGCGTTAGACGGCTCGACACGGGAGGGCAACTGGTGCGGCCCGTTTGCCTGCTGCCCGCAAGGCGAGAAAGCAACGCAGCTTGAGTGGGACGTGATGTTCAGCAATGGACTGTTCATCATGAATAAATACGGGAACGCTGCGGCTTATTCGGTGGGCGTAGAGCTTCAGTATCGGGATATTGATACCGCAGGTGCCTGGACTTCGATCAGGAAGACCTACACAGCTGGGACGCTGGATCAGATCGGCTATACGGATCGAATCACGCTCCCATATCCAATGCGTGCTGAGGTTCGGATGCGCAGGATCGGTGCTAAGTCCGGCGATACCAATGTTTCTGACGACGTAGAGTGGTACGGGCTCCGCGCGAACCTCCCAATCAAAAAAGCATATGAGGGAGTCACTGTAATGGCTGTCCGCGTCCGGGGCGGTCACCGGATTTCGTCAAAGTCCGAGCAGCTGATATCCGTTGAGGCAACCCGCGTTCTTCCTGTGCGCAGCGGGAATGGCACCTGGGACGTTGAATCGCCGACGCGCGATATTGTCCCGTTCATTGCTCACGTCGCACGCTCGATAGGCTACACGGACGACGACCTAGACATGCCCGAGCTTGAGCGGCTGGGCGCTGTATGGGCGGCGCGGGGTGATTACTTCGACTTCATTGCCGACTCATCTCGGACGGTCAAGCAAGTTCTGTCCGACGCGATGGCGGCGGGCTTTGCTGATCTGACCATTGATCGAGGCCGCATTCGCCCGGTGCGTGACGAGCCCCGGACGACCTTCGAGCAAGGCTATTCGCCGCAGAACATGACAGACGAGCTGACGCGGCAGTTCAAAGCTCGTAAGCCTGACGATTTCGACGGTGTGGATGTCGAGTACACCGACGGCATCACTTGGCAGAAGGAAACGGTTAAGTGCCGCCTGCCTGGCGATATCGGCCGCCGCGTTGAGAAGGTCAAGGTCGAAGGCGTCACGGACCGCACGCGCGCGTGGCGGATTGGGATGCGTCAACGGCTCATCCAGAAGTACCGCCGCTGGGGCTATCAGTTCAGCACAGAGATGGACGCGCTGAACTCGCGATACCTCAGCTACGTTCCGCTGCAAGACGATGTGCCAGGCTACGGCCAGAGCGCGATAATGCTGAGTTACGACAGCGGCATCATCGAGTCATCCGAGCCGTTCGACTGGTCTGCCGAAGGCGCGCATGTGGTCGGTATTCGCCGGCCAGATGGCACGCTCTCCGGACCATACGCCGCGACTCGCATCGATGACTATCGGCTGTCAATCGCTGGCTTGGACTTCGAGCCGGACACGTCATGGAGCATCGAGCCGCCGCATCTGCTGTTTGGCCCGGTCAACCGCTGGAGCTATCCGGCGCTGATCACGTCAATCAGCCCGAGCGGCACTGACGGCGCAAGCGTTGAAGCGGTCAACTACGCGCCCGAAGTCTACGCCTACGACGACGCAACGCCACCCACCTAACAACTAGCCAACACCACTTACCGGACACGGCCCGCAAGGACGCCGTGCGGATTAATTCGACCTCTGCTTTATAATGGCGCATCGAATCAGAGACGCGTCGTCATGAAGAAATTGGTTTTTATTCTGCTAATTGGAGCAGTTATGACGACTTATAACACCGAAAATCCAATCGGTTCGACTGACGCGCGAGACCTGTACGACAACGCCCAGAACTTCGACAGGTTCAGCTTGGGACAAGAGCTGGAATATCCAGACCGCCTAGGCGTGCCACGCAAAAGCCTGGCCGGAATCCGAGCAGAGGTAACCGACGCTCTTTCTCGGCTCGGCTATCAGGTCAAAGGAGACTACGCGGCCGCTCTGCTGATCGAGAACTACGGCGAGGTATTTCGCAAAGACGGCGAATTTTACCGGGCCAAGGCCGAACTGACGCTGCCTTATCCACTGAATGGCGATTGGGCAGTCGATGCGCCAAAATTCGTTTCGGTTGGGGATGCAGTGCTGCGTCAGCAGTTGGCTGCGCCAAGCGGCTCAGAGCTAATTGGGCATGGTAACGGGTCTGTTGACCAGGCATTGGACGGTCTAACCGCTCAAGCGGAAGCGGTTGCTCAACAGGTTGCGCCTTTGGCTGGACTTGCTCAACTATCTAGGCGCCAATTTCGAAACACGCTGACACCTGCGGTTATCGACCTGCACTTTGGAATATTGAACGGCACGGGATGGAATGCTAGCGAGGCCGGGGGAGATGAGGCGTCGACTGTATCAACGACCAGCATGGGCCTGTCGAGCTATGATATAGAAGTCGAGGATCCTTCGATTTTCCACCCCGGACAGCTGATCTGTTACATCGCCTCAGACAATCAGTATTACTCTGCGGTTGTTTTTCAAAAGAATGGAGGCCAGCTTAGATTGGACCGGGTGCCGGAAGTTCAGGTTTTATCCGGAACCACCGTCGCACCTTTTTACAGGGATAAGGATCACCCAAGTCGTAGGGGTGCCAAATGTATCTTGGACGCGACAATGCGTCAGCTTCAGGACAGCAGTATTTCCCAAACCGAGTACTCAGGTAAGGGCCCTAACATTTGGAGATCAGTAAACGGCGCCACGCTCGCGCCAGTTCCGTTGGCGTCGTATCAGAATCCAGGCACCCCTGAACTGTTTGGCGTTGGGGTTAAAGTATCGGCCAGCCCGGTTAATGCTGGCGCCGCTAGTGCCCCGATTACGTTGACCGGCGGACAATACGAAACGAGCGTTGTACTCAACGCTGGGTTTAGAACTGGAGGCTATGACGGAATAGTCAATATCAGCATAAAAGAGGAAACAGAGGACGGTGATCAGTACGTCATCGCAACTCGGCAAGTGGCTGGGTTTGGTGCGCCGAGAGCCTATGTTTTCGCCTACTCAGTCCGGCCTAGAAGCAAGGTCTCTGTAATAGTTACGTCGGCGCAATCAGGTTTTGAGTTTATTGTCGGGTCTGTTCAGCACCGCAAGGTTTCTGGGAGCCTCTTGGATATCAATCGCGGCACGCACGTCGTGTTGGGCGATAGCTGGGTTAGTGACAGTAGCTGGCTGTTTTATTACATGGGGCAACGCCTCGATAAGGCCAGCGTCATCAATGCAGGGATTGGGGGTAACACAGCCCGGCAAATGATCGAGCGATTTCATACAGATGTTGCTCTGCATCAACCTGACTTCGTTTGGGTAATGGTAGGCACTAACGATTTCTATGGAGATGATACTGCAGACGTTCCGGTTGCATTGTTTGGTCAACAAATCAATCAGCTGCGCAGTCTTATTCAGGGGATCGGCGCTCAACCTATCTTCTGGACGCCTTCCGTTGGGCAGAACGTTGTGGGCAAAGATCGGCTACCGCGCTCAAGGGCTTATGCCCTAAACGTCAATTATCACGGCACTGAGCCGGGTCTGGGATCGCTCCATACGTTCAGGGATTCTCAGGTTGGGGCTAGGGGTGTAGCAGTTCCGGCAAACGGCAATGCAATAGTTGGCGTAATAGCTGGACAAACGCGCCGCCCGGTTACCTTGCGGTTCGCGGCGGCATCGAATCCGAGCTTAACGTTGTCCGTAGGATTCAGCGCCTCCCCCGATGGTTCTTCCCTTTCTGAGGTGACCACGGTGCCGCTTACGGGCGTTGTGCGCGATGTCGTAATTCCAAGAGCGTCAGCCCCGGCAGATCTTCGATTCGTAGTGGTACGGCTAGACAACCCGACCAGTGGCGCAATCACTGCGTCGATAGTCACCGACATAGCATGGTCTCAGTCCGACGACTGATTAGATCGCGCCTTTGAAGCCCGCCACTGAGCGGGCTTTTTTTCTGCCTGGAGCCATAGCGCCCGCTCTCGCGCTGCTGCCTGCGCGATAAGGAGTAATCATGCACATATCACAGAATGGGATTGACTTGATCAAGTCGTTCGAGGGGCTGCGCCTGTCTGCCTACAAATGCCCGGCGGATGTTTGGACGATCGGCTATGGCACAACTGCCGGCGTGAAAGAGGGGCAGATCATCACCAAGGAGCGGGCCGAGGAACTGCTGCGCGACGACGTCAAGCGGTTCGAGGATCAGGTTCTGCGCCTGGTCAAGGTTCCGCTGACGCAGGGCCAGCTCGACGCCTTGGTCTCCTTCACCTACAACCTGGGCGCCGCCAACCTCGGCAATTCGACGCTGCTGCGCTTGCTGAATGCGGGCGACTACAAGGGCGCCGCTGCTCAGTTCGATCGCTGGACAAAGGCAGGTGGCAAAGAGCTTCCGGGTTTGGTGAAGCGCCGGGCTGCAGAGCGCGCGCTGTTCGAGGGCAAGTCATGATCGATCAAGCCAGACTCATCGCCTACGCCGCTGTCGCGGCCGTCTCTCTTGCGACTGGCTGGCAGGTCCATGCGTGGAAGGTTGGTTACGACATCAGCCGCGATCAGGAAGCCCAGGAGGCTTCCGCCGAGCTCGTGCGCGAAGTCTCAGGCAAAACGCTTGAGGCTATTGCAGGCATCCGCGTCGAGAACAAGACCATCTACCAGCAAGGCCGCACGGAGGTGCTGCGTGAAACGATCTATCGCGATTGCGTGCTGCCTGATGCTGGCCGCGTGCTCCTCGAGTCAGCCCGCAAGAATTGA